TGTATCTCGAGAAACAGAATTATGACGTTTCTCAAAATCTATTGCAGAGGGACAGGGGATCTTTGATCACCTTTCTCGATGTGTTGTGTGGCAGCCTCACTCGTGATGGCACGAGCGGCGGGAGCATAAACCTCGCTAAGTTGAGGCGATCTGGCATTAGTCAATTAAACGACCTTCCAGACTGCCTCGATGAGGTCAAACGCTCCCTGGCTGGACGCCAGAAGAGGGTGCGATTAGAGCACCAACCGTGGATCACGCTTGTCAACAGCGTCTACTTCCTCAGATCTCTGGTGGAGGTATTGCTGGACGCGGATCCCATCTTCGTGCGTCTTAAGCTAGCAGACTTGCGGGAGGTTTTCAACACTCTATGGCCCCTGGCACCGGATGACCAGGTGGCTGTGTTGAAGTATTGGGTGGCATGGCCCATGGCCAAATGGTTGCGGGACAAGAACATCGAGTCCGCGCGCCCACCCTGCCTACCGCCGGCTCAGGCTTCAATGGACTTTCCTTTATGGGGTCCACTGCGGAAGCACTTCAGGAATCTGTTGGCGTCACGTACGACCAGCACGAGAGCCGGGACCCTTTTCACGGGCATTTTGCAAGGCGTGAAGAGGGGTTGTGCCCCTGTTCCTGAAGAATTCGAAATCCTTTCTTGTAAGAAGCACAAGAAGGCACTCACACGTCCGGTGGATTTGACTCACGAAACAGACTTTTCACAGAAGTTTAAAGCCATTTGGGGTAAGACGAATCACACGGGAAAGAAAGTAAGTGCCCAATCGAGGTGGAGGAGGGTTTTCCTGGACCGAAACTGGAAAAGGAAGCTCCGAACTGCCTCAAATCATGCTTCTATCGAACTTAAAAGATCGGAGGGCGGCCGGGTTCAGTGCATTGCCTCAACTAACCGATTGTTGGTCGGGGAAGAACACACGGATCCGCGCTTGGTCTGTGAGCCACCATTGCTGGATATGTTCGAGCGTTGCGGTAAGGTCGTGGAGCGTCGGGGATGGCCTCTGGCATCCTACGGGCGATTCCTTCGACACGCTGCCGCACAATGTGAGGGACGGAACCTCAGGGCACAAGTTGAGCTCATTCTGGAGCCACTTAAGTGCCGGGTCATCACCAAGGGTGAGTCCGTTCCCTATTTTGTTGCTCAGACATTTCAGCGAGAAATGTGGAACACGCTCCAAGAGCTTGATGCATTTAAACTGACTGGATGTCCGGTCGACGCATCGATGCTCTATGGATTGGAGTTAAAGACCAAAGCTCATGATCTTCCGTTTGACCAGTGGGTGTCGGGTGACTATTCTGCTGCGACTGACGGCCTATCGCTAGGCATCAATCAGCTGTGTCTGCGTGACATGTTGGATGCGTTCCAGGCTACCGATGCGGAGCGAGAACTGTGCCAAAAGGTCCTTGGCAGACATGAAGTGAGTTACCCAGATCGACTGGTCGATGGAAGTGACGGGCTCGAACCGTTCACCATGGAAAATGGTCAATTGATGGGATCAGTACTCTCCTTTCCTGTTTTATGCGCTGTGAATTTGGCCGCCTATTGGTGCGCCCTCGAAGAATTCACGGGCAAAAGGTTCAAGAAGGAGGAATTACCAGTACTGGTAAATGGTGATGACATCTTATTTAAGGCCAACGAAGCCTTCTATGATGTCTGGAAGAAGTGGGTCGCACGTGCGGGTTTCACCCTTAGTTTGGGGAAGAACTACATCTCGCCTCACTTCATCACCGTGAACTCCGAGTCTTGGCTCCACAAAGGTGGGAGCACCTTCACAAAGTTGCCTTTCCTTAATTGCGGCCTCTTACTCCAAGAGGCGGAAGGGCCAGAGAAGGTGCCACTTCGTGCCGAGACGGCTGAGAGGCCTCTCATCCCTAAGCTCCAATGGATTCTGGATAATTGCAATAACCCTGCTCGGGCCTTTGATCGCATCAAGCATCACTGGCGTCGCAGTATTGCAATCCATACCGAGAACGGTCGCTACAACTTGTGCGCGCCCGTGGAGCTGGGAGGATGTGGCCTCCGGATACCGGAGTCGTGTCGTTCGGCTGTCCACTTTACTGCGTTTCAGCAGTTGCTGGCCGGCCGGTCCCATCAGTTGTTCAAGGATTTCAACGGGAAGGAGATTAGTGAGTACCCTACCACTGGTCTGGAGCGACTGTCAGTTGCTCGTAAGGCACAAACTGCCTTCCTTCCTACCACCGAGGCTCGCATTGGTATCGCGACCCTCAGAAGCCCCTATGAGCCGATACGAGGAGAACGGGAAGTCCGTTTTGAGGATCCTAGCGCCAGCCGACGAGTGGCCGGCGAAGTAAACACGGCCCAGACGTTACAAGAAATAGAACGTCCGGCCTATTCCATCAAAAGGATTCCCCGGAGGCGATTAGACTCTGTCTTTAAGGCAGGAATTAAGATCTCCGAACCTTTCGTTTCGACGCTCGAGGTGCGAAAAGTTTTAGTCTCTTGCTGTGATCCACAGCTTCGAGGGCCAACTGACGACGCATCCTCGCCAGACGATTTCACATCGATTCTGGAAAATATTGCAGAAATGGCTACGGAGCATCTGCTCGAGCCCTCTCCGCTGGGGGGGGTGTCGGAACGACGGTGATCTTGGGGGTCTTGGGGTCGGTAAACACCAATAAGTTTAAGTACTTGGAATTGGTGGTGACGATTCTTCGACCTTCGGATGGCCACTTCGTGGTCATCTTAGCTATTGATCGGTCACAACTGATAAGTTTAAGTACTTGGAATTAGTGGTGACTACCCCATTCTCTCTTCGCCTCATTACGTCTTTACAGCCGTCTTGCAATGGCACCAGCTCCGAAGAAGAAGAGCAACAATCAGCCGAAACAGCCCCGTCCACCACCAGGTGTACCTCAGCCTGTCTCGAATCGGCGAGCCAATCAGCGCAATCGTGGATCCAATGGAACCGGGAGCGCTATTGCTCGTTATGATGCCCGCTCTTCCAAGCACTTGCCCGGTCCGAGGTCGTGTGCCCCGTATACGGTGGTCAGGGAACGTGTCACATTCTATGTCCAGTCAGAAACTAATGCTGGTCAGAACGTGGTTGCCTTGATTGGTCCGTACGTACAGGGTACCTTCGGAAGCTCCGGAGGAGAACATCTGTCCTCTCTGGTAGCTACGACCGGCATAGGTTCTAATGTGCCTGGGGCCACTGGCCCGGTGCTTGAAGTTCACCATACGTCCCATTTGTTCAACGGCGTTTCGCCTCAGACCAAGTCTTGTTCACTTCACTCTCTGCATGCGGAGGTGACGTGTACAGGATCGGCGTCCGGCGTTTTGCCAACTGGGAACGTGTGGGCAGGTGCGGTCACTCAGCCAATCAATCGGCTGGCGGGGTGGGCGAACTGGAATAGCATTGCTGCTGGTCTTCAGACCCGTCGCAATCTCCGTATGTTCACCGCCTACGAAACTATGACCAAGCCTATAAGTGTGTGTAGTTATCCCATGGATGCTGTGGCCCATTCCGAGTTCCTGTGGATGTCCGGGCATTCTGCCCTATCCGATGAACTCCATCGAGCCATGACTCCGATCGTGCTCGTCTTCGGACCCACGTCGGCCAGGAATGATTACACTGTTTCCCTCACCATCGAGTGGAGAATGCGAGAAGCTGTTGATCCTTTCTTGCAGAGCACGCATAAACCTTACATGCCTGCTTCTGAATCTGTTTGGTCACAGCTTAGTGCGCACCTCTCAAATATTGGCGGCTTTGTCAAGTCCGCCGGTGAGGATCCTTTCGTTCAAGCGGCTGTCCGAGGAGCGATTACAGTGGGAGCTCGATACGCGCCTCGCGCGTTGGCTCTCATGCCGTGATCGTTCTCATGTTTCTCCTCTAGTCTGCTAGCAAGCCGTTCGGTGACGGCAAGTCTGTGTTCGGTCGGTAGTTCCGTTTCGCTAAGTCCACTATTGAAGCCAATATTATACTAGACATAGGGCCATTGCCCGTCAAGATTCTAGTCGGCGTGTTGTGGATGAAGCGATGCGGGTGCTGCTGGCTGTGCCAGATGCGTCTTCATCGTAGCCGTTCGTGCTCATCGGCTGCCCTGCAGCGGGTTGGTTCCGAC